GCTCAGTCGGCTAGAGCAGTTGATTTGTAATCATCAGGTCGTCAGTTCGAATCTGACAGGTGGCTCCACTCTTTTAAACTCGTAGCGGGTGTATAGCAAGCCTGCGGCGGGTGTTCTGAAACTAGGGATAATTTGCATAAAATTGTTCTCATACCCACAGAAATTATTCATATACCTACTTCGAGTAAGTAACTTTATGACTTAAATTGCTTAATGGTCGGTAAAAAATACTTGCGAATTGGGCGAAATTGTAGTTAATCGTTGAAAAGTTTGGGAATTGGAAGAAAGTCGAAGAAAAGATAGTTGACTTTCTTTGGGTGTGATATGATTGACATAGATTATCATTAGCAATCGCATAAATCGTCTAAATAACAAGGTGTGCTCTTACGCTTACGCGACGAGCACTGCTTAATGTCATTCATTCGATAATGCTCTCCTTGCGAAGAACGATAAGTAATGATTTGTCGTAGTAACTATCTTAATTACATATTTATTATACCACAACTTTATCAAAAACACAAGAAATTTTTTTCGTAGGTGGGATGATGAGTGGATTCGGATAAGTCTTTTTATGAAGTAAAAATATTATTCTTGTTTTGGTTTATCGTTTCGGAATGGATTTTTTAACGGATTTTGACTTTGCCATTTTGAAAGCCATTCAAAATCAGGTCGTCTCAAAAATTCAATCACCGAAGTGAAAGCTATAGCGAGTGCTATACATAATATCAATAAAATTTCAAGTGTCTTGTCGTAAAGCCATAGTGATTTCCCTTTAACATCAATAGACTTTAACCAGTTTCCTATGTTTTCCATGTACCTAATCCTATCATAAAAATTACAACTCCTATGAGTATAAAAATGTTGTCCTTAAATTTGAGTGCGAAATAAAAAGCGAGAGCAAGTAAAAATCCTTGTATGTATGTCATCTTTTGTAAGATGGTTTTCGAACAGTAAATTTTGTATGCTCTTGTGTAAGTTTTTCTTGTCGCTTTTTTGCTGCAGCTTTCATTCGCTTTCTTTTTGCTGTTGGTTTTTCATAGTATTCCAACTCTTGCAGTCTTGTTTTTCTATTATCTCTGTCTAGTCTTCTACGCAGTATTCTTACTGCTTTGTCAACTGACATACCTTTTATTTCAATTCTCATGTAATCCTTGTGCTCTTGTAAGGCGACACAGGTCATTTGCTATATTGTATTGATTGTCAACCATAGCTTTGACAAACTTATGAACCCATGCACAATCATAGACGAAGTCTTGATTTGTAGTATTTAGTCCTAATTTGTTTGCTTCCGTAACAAGTGCAGTAGTAAGCTTATGTGCTATTTCGTCTGCTTTCTTCATTCGTGGAAATTCTATTACTTTCATCTGTTCTCCTGTGAAACGCCCATCCTCTTTGTCGAAGATAGTTAACTTGCGAAGTTATTTGCGAGTAGCTTCTCATGAGTCTACTTGCCAATTCCTCCATTGATAAAACATTGTAGTGGTCTTTGAGTATTTGCCTTTCTTTGTGCGACCATCTACCTCGTTTTTGTAATTTCATATTTTATATACCTGTGCTCCATATTGTTTTTCTTTCTCTGGAAAGTAAACTAATTCTGTTTTACAGTTTTGATATTTTTTTATTTTCTCAATCCACCATTCAATGGGCTTGAGTGTGACATGTGCATTGCTGCCATCACTGAGTGTTGCTCGAGCAGGAAATCCTGCAATTGTAGCAAACACAAATTTCATATTTGGATTCGCATACCAGTATTCAAAGACTTCATCAATTTCATTCTCTGGAATATGCTCTAGCACATCACAGGAAACAACTGCGTTGAACTCACCGACAGGTGGTTTCTTTTCATACTCTGGTATGCCAATATCATAAAGTATGATTTTGTTCATATTCCAAAGATTTTGTATTTGGCGATGCTTGTAAGCATAGCCTTTACCACAACCAAAATCGAGAATATTGAGTTCTTCTTTTACATCAAGTGCTAAATCTTGAATATTCCAAACCCAATAAAGTATCTGCTCTCCGATCATCATGCCCACATCTGTTCGGGCATGAATAAGGCGATACTCGTCTCGTAAATGAGGTAGTGTTACTCTAGTCATACTCTTATTATATCAAAATCATAAGGATGTGTCAAGAATTATTTTTAAGTATCTATAATTTAGTTCTTGACAACACCTTTCAATTTTGTTATAATATGTGTAATTGGAGAAATAATGGATATAGATATAGCATATTTAATGATACTCATAGGTGGTGTTTGCCTGGCGTATGAGATTGGTCGAAGAAAAGGTATCGGAGATACTCTTGACTACATGAAAGCACAGGGACACATTGATTTCGATGAGTAGTTAAAAAATAGTTGTTGACTTCAAGGTTAATTTATAGTATAATTTATATTAAGTGTGAAACATGGGGTTTCACATGAAAAATCGTTCACACCGAAAGGGTGAACATAGTTTTACTGAAAAAGGAAATTAGGAGAAAATCATGACGATTGATATTAGTAAATTTTGGCTTGGAATGAATAATGATTGGCTGTTGCATAACACCGATACATCATATCCAAGATATAACATAGTTGAAAACACAAGCACAGGCAATTATCGAATAGAAGTTGCAGTGCCAGGCTGGTCTAAAAAAGAACTTGAGCTAGTTCACGAAGATAACGAACTGCTCATCAAGGGGAAAAAAGAACGCAAACTTGGGGAGAGCGAAAGATTCTCTCATCAAGGACTAAGTCTTAAATCTTTTGAGAGAAAGTTTATTTTAAACGCTGACTTAAAAGTAGACTCTGTCGAATTAGTAGATGGACTATTGACTATCGCGCTGTCTAAAACTCCGAACTCCAATCGTAAAGTATTGGATATTAAATGAAAACAATCATAAATAGTTTTAGACAAATACAGAAATATGACGACATAAAAGACATCTTAGAACAAGCGGCACTTATGTGCTTCTTTGGTGTTGCCGTCGTGGCAAGCGTAGGTTATGTCGTTTGATCGTGTATTGTCAACGACCAAAATCGAAGCGTACTCGCAAGAGTGCGCTTCGTCTTAGGGCAAAGCGAAAAAGTCAAGACAGAGAGTTACTAGACTATGCAAATATATTGCAAAAGGAACTAGAAGATTCAATACGGAGGTTAATGCCGCATGATAACAGTAAGCGATACGGCTCTCGAAAAACTACAAGAACGAGTAGCAAGTAAACAAGTATGGGGAGTTAGACTCTCTTTACTACCGAATGGCTGTAATGGTTGGTCATATGAGTTAAAATACTTAGATGAGCCAACAATTCACAGTGATGCAGTATTCTATGGGATAATTGCAGTAGATCCTATGACATGGGGATATGTAAAAGAAATCAACATAGATTGGGAAGAAGATGGACTAAACGAAAAGTTTTTAATTCAAAGTCCACAAGAAACAGCACAATGTGGCTGTGGAGAAAGTTTTAGCATATGAAAATATCACAAGAAGGCTTAGCCTTAATTAAAAAGTTTGAAGGTTGTGAACTCGAAGCATATCAAGATGCAGTAGGAGTTTGGACAATCGGATATGGACACATTAAAGGTGTTCATGAAGGAATGAAAATCACAAAAGAACAAGCAGAAGAAATGCTCATGGAAGAACTCGTAGAGTATGAAAACCATGTGCTAAAAGCAGTAGAAAATCAATTAGATCAGTGCATGTTTGATGCATTGGTATCATGGACATATAATCTCGGTCCAACAAATCTTAATTCTAGTACCATGTTAAAAGTTGTCAATGCAGGACAATACGAAGATGTACCAGCACAAATTAAAAGATGGAACAAAGCAGGTGGTAAAGTTCTTGAAGGACTTACTAGACGCAGAGAAGCAGAAGCATTACTATTTGAAGGAAAAGATTGGTCTCATGTCTGACATGAAGATCAAGTTCGATAGTGAATTACTACTAAAAGCCGCGGCACACGCGGAAAGTAGAGGAATGACACTAGAAGAATACATTCAAGAGTTTGTAACAATGCTGAAAGAGGAAAAATGGAAAGATGAATCAAGTATTTCTGGGAATTAGTGTAGTTTTAGCAGGTGCATGTTTTCTTTTATGGAATGAAAATTCTACCTTAAAAGAAAATAATGCCAAGTTAGAAAGTGCAGTTCAAATGCAAGAAGAAGCAATTAGTAGTTTACAAAATGATTTTGCATTACAAACATCACAACTAAATGAATTACAAATAAAAGGTCAAGAAATACAAAAAGAAATGAATCGTTATCTTGACATATTTAAAAGACACAATCTTACTAAGTTAGCAGCTGCAAAGCCTGGCTTAATAGAACCAAAAGTAAATAAAGCAACAAAGGAAGTATTCGATGGAATTGAAAACGATAGTAGGGATATTGATGCCGCTGATGATGGTCTCACAGTGCAGTCTGTTCCCAACAAAAAAGATTGAAGTTAGTGCAAAACCAATAGAAAGGCAGATAGCACAACCAATATTACCAAGAGAGATTGATTTAAAAGAACCTTATTGGTATGTTGTATCAAGTGCAAATCTTGAAGAATTTTTAGCAAGAGTTGAAAAAGATCAAGGACAGCTTGTATTTTTTGCTATGTCAGTTCCAGATTATGAACTTATGGCATACAATATGCAAGAGTTAAAAAGATACATTAACGAACTTAAACAAGTAGTAGTATATTATAGAAAGGTAACCACTGAAGATGTTTCAAAGAATTAAAGAGTATTTATCAACTTTACATCACTATATGACGATGTCAAGAGGGGCAAAATTCTTTGATAGAAACCCTGTAGTACAAGGAAGATTTGAAGAAAACGAAGAGTGGCTCGAAGAAATAGAAAATAGATTAGCAGAAATAGAGGAGAGATTAGGTATTGAATACCAGCATACGGACTATTAAGTCCCCTGTCGATAAAGTATCGGCATATTTATTTAAAGAAGATAGATTACAAGAATCAGAATATGCACCAATTTTAGTGCATATTGACACTATAGACACAGTTATAGATTATAAGAACAATACAGCCCTGCTAGATAGTTTAATGACAGCAGGACTTCAAACACCAATAGTAATAGTAAATAATACAGAAGAAAATTATACTTATATAACACAGAACAAAAACACTGAAAAAAGAGAGAGTAATAAACCTTTTCTCTGTTATTCAGGTAATCAAAGATTAGCAGCAGTTAAAAAATTAGGTTATGATACGGTGCACTGTATCTTCGTGGAAGATGTTCACTGGGCTCATGCAGTACACCTAGTATTAAATAAATGATAAAGTTTAACGAAATAAAAAAAGTTTTAGAAAATAACATTGTGAAAATAACTTTTACCAGTTTAGTATCTGGAGAAGAAAAAACAGCACTTTGTACACTAAATTCGACTTATTACTCGAATAGAGTTAATCAGTCAGAATCTGATCGTATTTTGGTTTATCGCCTTGATTGTAAAAGATGGGAAGATTTTCAATTAAATACGATTATAAAATATGAAGTTGCCTAACTAAATAGGCAAGGCTCGAAAGAGCAAAAGGAGAGAACTATGATAGCATTCTTTCAATGGATCGAAGCTTTTATAGCTGTGGTTCCAACTATAGTTATGGTTTGTTCTGCGGTTGCAGCACTTACCCCAACTCCTATTGATGACGGATGGATGAAAAAAGTCTATATGGTCATGGATTGGTGTGCGCTTAATGTTGGTAAAGCAAAGGATAAATAATGTCCGAAGCAGTTAACAGCCGAAACGAAGTTCAAATAGACCTTGACAAATATATGTCTTTAGTTGAAAAACTAGACAATGCCGAGGATACTATTAAAGAATTAAAGACAGAGGCAGAAAAAGCTAAGAAACAGTTGGCACCTCCAAAAAGAAAGTTTATAGATTTATTCTTAGATGATAATGATATAAATGAAAAATCTGTAATAGGATTTGTTTCTTTTGCACTTATGTGTATCTTCGGTATTTGTGACCTTGTTACTGCATTCTTTGGACAAGATTTAGTAATAAGTGATACAATCTATACCTCTTTTGTTATAGTAACATTAGGAGCGTTTGGAATATCCGAAGCTGGAAAAGCCTTTGGCAAGTAAAAAATAGTTCTTGACTTTTCCTTCATAATTTTGTATAATATAGGTTATGAAAAAATTCAAAGAACTAATGAAGAAACGCAAAGAAAAAAACAAGGATAAGGTCTGCAAATACTGTAACACTACAGAAAATGCAGACAATCTTTGTGGCGTCTATAAGTGTTGGATATAATATGAATTTATTCTATCTTGACGAGGACTTAGACAAAGCAGCAGAGTATCATGTTGACAAACATATTGTTAAAATGCCACTCGAGGCTGCTCAAATTCTTTGCACGACAGTTTGGATAGACAAACTTTTGGGCTTCGTTCCTCGTGCTCTCAACGCAGAGGAGAGAGAAGTAATGAACAAAGCGAAAGCTGAGATTAAACACTTACCCCCTGAGGAACGACCCATCCCTTACCTTCCAATGATGTATAATCATCCCTGCACAATCTGGGCTAGGGAATCATTGGATAATCATGAGTGGGTTCATTGTTATGCAAACGCTTTGAATGATGAATACCACTATCGCTACGGAAAACTACACAAATCAGTAATGGAAGTAGTAAATAAATTACCAGACACTATTAATCTTCCAAGAGTAGGATTTACAACTTTTGGGTTGGCAATGCCTGAAGAATTAAAAGATTATGATAATCCAATACAATCATATAGAGATTATTATCATCTTGACAAAGCAACTTTTGCAGCATGGTCACATCGAGGTAAACCTCATTGGTGGAACGAAGATTTTGCAGATTATGAAAAAAGGATTACAGCAAAGTGAGCAAGTATAAATTCAATGAAGATATCATACTAGAACAGTTAAAAACTTATATAGATTCTACCTATGATGCACATTACAGTATGAATAAGATACAATCTACTGAGTTCATATTTGATGCAGATCATGGTGAAGGTTTTTGTTTAGGAAATGTCATCAAATATGCACAACGCTATGGAAAGAAAGATGGCAAAAACGAAAAAGATTTATTAAAAATAATACATTATACAATTATTTTATTAGGGAGTCAACTTGGCAGCAAGGATTAAAAAACACGAAAAATTAACAGAAACTAATATACAGCATGTAATTAATTTATTAGAGGGTGAAAACCCAATAACTAAGAAAGAAGCATGTAGTATTCTTAATATCGCGTATAACACAACAAGGCTTAACAACATTATAGATGAGCATAGATCAACAATAGAATATCGTGAATTAAGAAAAGCACAGAACAAAGGAAAAGGAGTTACTGAAGCCGAAAAGAAGAGCATCGTGACTTATTATTTACAGGGAGCAAACATTTCAGAAATTGCAAAAGCACTTTATCGCTCTCCAGCATTTATCAAAGCAGTTATAGAACGATTAGGTATTCCACAGAAACTACCCGATTCAGACTATGAAGCAATTAGAAGTGCAATGTTACCAGAGCAGTGTGTATCTGAAACTTTTGAAGTAGGAGAAAAAGTTTGGGCAGTAAGAAAAAACTGTATAGCAACTATTCTCAGAGAAGATACAAGAACAAACTATGAAGAAAAGTATGGATCAAAATATTATACTTTATGGGTAACAGAAATGGCAGAGTGTGAATCACCCTATTTTGGATTGGTTAATAATGCAGGGCATTATAGCGGATCACTTGCTTATGACTTAGGAAGTCTTAAGCACTTGGAGGAATATTTATGACAGAAATATGGCAATATGTAATTGGTTTTTGGCTAGCAGGAGCCATATTAGCTATGTGGAAAATATATCTTCCTAGTTTGAAAGTAATAAAATTAGTAGCCCCAAATACAATATTAGTTACACGACCAATATTGTCAGGGTTAGTAACTTTTATTTTATTTATTATATTTTTGCCTTTTATGATATTACCTCTTTTAATTCCAGAAAGATTGGAAACTTTCGCACAGGGGTTTATTAAAGGCGCAGCAGACCTAAAGGATAACACAAAATGAATTACTTATTAGAAGCATTAATTAAAAAACTAGAAGGAGAAATTGCGGTTGCACTTGCAAATATCAGAGTGTATGAGAGAGCCGCCGCAGGGATTGGAGAACATCCAGACATTGTTGAAGCCATTGAAACTCAAATAGAAAAAGTCGCTAATGCAGAAGAAAAGATTGCAACGATTATCAAGTATTTTTCTAAGTAGGAAATCCTTTTAGTTACCGAAAAATAATTCTTGACAAATGGTTTCAAATTTCTTATAATATATTTATATTTAGGAAATAAGTTATTGAGTGACAGATTTTACAATCAAATGCTACAAGCAACTGGATGGTGTCCAGGCTTTCGTAATACCTTCACTCTTAGCGAATACAAACAAAAATTTAATTTTAGGAGAAAACGAATGGCTTGGACAGATGAAACAAAACAACAAGCAATAGATATGTATCAGGAAATGGAACCCACACCTGAAACATCAATGGAGATTGTCAAGGATATCGCAGAAGAACTTGGCGAATCACCAAACGGGGTTCGTATGATATTAACAAAAGCAGGCGTGTATGTAAGAAAAACTCCAGCAGCTAGATCAACTTCTTCAGGTGGATCAACAGGTGGTGGCAGAGTTTCTGTTTCAGATGCACAAGAAAAACTTTCCACAGTATTGAAAGATGCAGGTCAAGAAGTTGATGACGCAATCATTTCAAAACTAACTGGTAAAGCAGCTGTTTATTTTGCCAGTATCGTAGAAAACTTAAACAATTAGTGTAATTTAACCTTTACCAAGGCAGTGATGACTGCCTTGGTTTTTTGCACCTTCAAGAAGTAACCTCTGCAATTTAGCAATACAAAAGAGTTTTCGTTAGACTAAATTGGAGGAAAAATGAAAAAGGAAGAGCTTAAAAAAAGACTCGATGAAGCTGGTGACGCAATTATCACATACAGAAGTCAAAACTCAAGAAAGTTAAAGTACAATGTTTGCACTAATGACTTTTCTACCAAGTATATACAAGAGAAAAGAAATAGAGCAAAAGAGAACAATAAAACTATATTATTATTTTGCTGGGACACGGATTCTTATAGGATACTTACCCCTGAAAATGTAACCAGTGTTGTTCCTCTTAACCGAGTGATTAGGAATGATTGATCTTAATACTCCCGCAATCTATGAAAAAGTAATTCAAGAAACTGAGCATGAACAGATTCGTCTTATGGTTTCTACCTTTAGAGAAGTTGAATATTTATCTTTGCGTAAGTATTATTTAGACTTTGATGAAGAGTGGCAGCCATCAAAAGATGGTATTTCTATGCCTATAGATTTTGATAATAGTAGAAACCTTTTTCAAGGATTAGTAGAAATACTATCTCTTGCAGAAAGCAAAAACATACTAGAAGAAGAATTTAAAGAATTGCTAGATGAGATCTACTTATAAAAAATATTTCTTGACAAATCCTTTGGATTTTAGTATAATATACATATGAAAAATTTAGAGGCATTAATCAATCAAGCAAAAGTCGCTTACTACAATGGTAAGCCTTTTATAGCAGATGAAGTCTATGATAGACTTCTTGATCAACATAATATCTCAGAAACTGTTGGGACAGACGTTAGTAGTTCTGACAACAGATATCCCCACGCCTTTCAAATGTATTCTTTGCAAAAAGTATACGCAGGAGATTCACACCCAAACTATGAAGGAGAAGCTGTAATAGTTACTCCAAAGTTAGACGGGGCTGCAGTAAGTTTGCAGTATATTCGTGGAAAACTTAACATGGCTTTAACAAGAGGCGATGGTAAGTATGGAATTGATATTACAGAAAAAATAAAACATCTTGTACCCTGTGAACTCTGGACAGACGAAGCAGAGAGTACAAAAATAATGCAAATCACAGGAGAAGTAGTCGCCCCATTAAGTATTGAAAACGCTAGAAACTATGCAGCGGGTGCGCTAAATCTCAAAGATATAGAAGAATTTAAACAAAGAGATCTATATTTTATCGCCTATGGTGTTCAACCATACCCAACCAACAATTTTGTAGAAGATATGCACCTTTTGTCCGAATGGGGATTTGAGACAGCTATTGACTCATATTTTGTTGAGTTTCCAAAAGACGGAGATGTCTGGAGAGTTATAGACAATGCTTACTTTGAAAAGTTAGGATATACTTCCCACCATCCTCGAGGAGCCTTTGCCAAGAAAAAACGACAAGAAGGAGTTGTAACTACACTTCTCGATGTTACATGGCAAGTAGGAAAGTCAGGGTGTGTATCACCAGTAGGAATACTAGAACCAATCAAAATAGGGGATGCTACAGTAAGTAGAGTAAGTTTACATAATGTAGCCATCATAGAAGCATTAGGGTTAGAAATCGGATGCCAAGTAGAAGTAATTCGGGCAGGAGAAATCATCCCACAAGTAGTAGCGAGAGTAGACTAATGTATTTACAAATGGAATGTGAGGTATGTGGAGTACCTCGATATAAGTGCGATTGCACTAAGGAACAATTAATGGAACAATCAGGTAGAGTAGAATATCATACCTATGCAGTAGAAAACAGAGAAGCAGTAGTATTTAAATATGCTGACGGCACTTGGGGCTGTGATTACTATGAAAATTCTGTTTTTATCGCTTCAGAAAAATATGAAGGACACAGTGAAGAATATGCAGAGAGTGCTGCAGACAATTACTGTTTTAGGGTGAAAAACTTTGAAAACAATCAAACTACGTAGAGCGAATCCTCTCCCAGAAAAACCCTGTGGTGAGTGTAAATTCTATGAGCCAGTTCATGATATTAGTAATAAACTATCAGAAGGATGGTGTAGAGTAACTATGCCACCAAACTTTGTTCTATCAGAGGAAACTTGTGAAAAATGGCAAGCAAAAACCTAAGAGAAAAGATCGAATTACGTATGCAAATTTTAGAAACAATGATGCACAAGAATATGCATATTCATGACCCAAAGACAGTAGAGTTATTTTTAGATAGACTTACATACTGCTGGGGATCTTTGAACGAAGAAGACCGAGATTTTATTCAAGGTTGTCGGACTGCTTTGGAGGAAAAAATTGAGTGGAGTTTATAATCAAACTTATTTCAATAATCACCCCGAAGAAAAAGAGCGTGAAGGCGTTCTCTATGGTGTAATATTAGTAAACCAACGAACCTTTGAACGCGAATGTATCAAGGTAGGAATCGCCAGTGGTAAAGACTGGCGGCATGTAATTAAAAGAAGTCGTGGTTTCAAAGGGTACGATCTCCGTATTCAACGAACATATCACGACACAATCTATAACTGCTGGAAAATAGAGCAGTCCCTTCATGAGGAGTTTAAACACGATAGCTATTCCCCAACTCAAAAATTTGGTGGGCATACGGAGTGTTTCAAAATTTCCTCTCTTATTTTATCCCACTTCCCAAAAAATAAATCTTGACAAATGGTCAGTCGTTTGTTATAATATAAACATATTTGGGAGAAAGACAAACATTGAGACAGATAGTACCGCCAACAAATTGTCCAGCATGTAACAGTGTTTTGGAATTTGTGAACGATCAACTATTCTGCAAAAACAATGAATGTCCTGCTCAGTCATTTAAAAAGATTGAGCACTTCGCAAAAACATTAAAAATCAAAGGACTTGGTCCTGCAAGTATTGCAAAACTAGGTCTTGAAGATTATCACGATATTTATTCATTATCCCAAGAAGAAATATCTTTATTACTGGATTCAGAGAAATTGGGTACGAAGTTACACGCAGAGATACAGAAATCAAAGAGCGTCGACCTAATCACTCTACTTCCAGCTTTTTCGATACCGCTGATAGGCACAAGTGCTTCAAACAAATTAGCAAAACACATCTCACATTTACATGAGATAACCCCAGAGATATGTAACGAAGCAGGTCTGGGTCAGAAAGCGGCGTCGAATCTTGTAGACTGGTTGGTGAACTCATTTCATGCCAACAGATATTACGACTTACCCTTCTCTTTTTCTTGTAAAAAGCAAATACAGGTCAGTCAAACTGACACTAAGGGAACAGTTTGTATTTCAGGAAAGCTAAAAAGCTATCCTACAAAAGCAGCCGCACAACAAGTATTAGAGAAATACGGCTTTGTTGTAAAGGATAATTTAACAAAAGATGTCACAATTTTAATAAATGAGAGTGGCATTGAGAGTTCAAAAACTAAGAAAGCAACAGAAATGGGAATAACAATATATAATAACATAAAAAATTTAATTAAGGAAATTTAAAAATGGCATTACCAAAATGGACAGACGAAAGAACTCAACAATTAGTTGATTTCGTAGGCAGCGAGAGCCCAATCTCACAAGCCACAGTTGCTAGCGCAGCTGAAGAGTTAGAAACATCAACAAGATCAGTTTCTAGCAAATTAAGAAAAATGGGTTTTGACGTTGAATTAGCTTCAGCATCAGCATCTAAATCATTCTCAGAAGAACAAGAAGCAACTCTTGCATCTTTCGTGACTGATAACAGTGGTTCTTACACTTATGCAGAAATCGCTCAGCATTTCGCAGGTGGAGAATTTTCAGCTAAATCAATTCAAGGTAAAATCCTTTCTATGGAACTTACAGAGCATGTTAAACCAGCTCCTAAAGTAGAAACAGTTAGAACTTACACTCCTGAAGAAGAATCAACTTTTGTTGACATGGTTAACAATGGTTCTTTTGTAGAAGAAATTGCTGACGCTCTTGGCAAATCAGTAAATTCAATCAGAGGAAAAGCTCTTTCATTACTTAGAAGTGGTGAAATCAACTCTATCCCAAAACAAAAAGAAACCAAAGGTTCAAGCAAAGCAGACGTACTTGCTGGCTTAGATATCACTGGAATGACTGTTGATCAAATTGCTGACGAAATCGGCAAAACAGTTAGAGGTGTAAAAACTATGCTAACAAGAAGAGGTCTACAATGTGCAGACTACAACGGCGCAGCTAAAAAAGAAATCGGTTAATTATTAATTAATTTCATGTGGGGGATTCGTTCCCCCACTTTTTTGCTTATAAAACTTATGGGAGAGTTCATTGAATATTGCGTCTGCGCTACTAAAACAAATTATTGTTCAGAAAGATTTAGATACATGGTCTAAGTTAAAAGAACATTACCTACCTGGCGAGTACCAGCCGATATTTCGTATCTTAGATAAACATATAGATAGTTATCAGGATCTCCCCAAATTCGAAGATCTCCGTTATGAAGTGCGAGATCGAACCCTTCAAGAAAAAATATTTGCAATCGAATCAGTTGAAGTCGAGGTTGACGCTTGGCTTTTGCTTGACTATTTAAAGAATGAATATGCACAAGTAGAAATACTAGATGAACTTGATAAATATATTGATAACACAGTCGCAATGGCTAGTGCAGAAGAAAACATAGAACAACTACAAGAAATAGTGTTAAGGGTAAGTGACAAGGTAGATGTCAAACCACCAGAAGAAAGTATGCAGAGCATATCTCTTTTTGAGGATGACAAAGAACTATCGAGGTATTTACCCTTAGGACTCAATAGTGAATATGATTCACAAATTCAGTTCTCTCCCAAAGACTTGGTGCTTGTGGGAGGTAGACGTGGTGCTGGTAAATCTCTTACTTGTTGTAATCTTGCAGCAAATGTATATGCATCAGGACGTAGTGCCTTATACTTTACAATAGAGATGGACAGCAGACAAATTCTACAAAGAATATGTTCGATAGCTACTCGAATCCCACTTAAACGACTACGAAGTAAAACTCTTTCCGCAGAAGAGTGGAACTTAGTTGGTGGTTGGTGGGCAGGTCGTTTCGATGGTGGACATGAATTATTACCAGAGTTTGAGAAATCTCATGACTTTGATACATTTCATAAAAAACTTACGAAACTTCCTCTACACAAAGAAAGACAACTGGATGTAATTTATGATCCAGCTCTTACACTTTCTAAGATTCAATCAGAATTAGATAAGAAAGTTAATCAACTTGATGTAGGTGTAGTAATAGTAGACTATCTAAACCAAGTTCGCCGCCACAATGCACCCAGTCGTTCAGGACAGTATGACTGGACAGAACAGATAGAAGTAAGTAAAAAAATGAAACTATATGCTCAAGAATATGAAACTCTTTTCTTTGCACCTTATCAAACAGATGCAAGTGGAGAAGCTAGATTTGCAAAAGGTATTCTTGATGCAGCAGATGCAGCTTACGCATTAGAAACATGGGAACAACAAGACGAGTGTATGACATTTAATTGTGTCAAAATGAGAAGTAATAGAATGGAAAGTTTTACCAGTGTGGTTGACTGGGAAACTCTAAAGATTGGACCTCAAACAGCATTGAATCCTAAAGAACGAGAAGTTATAGAAAATAGTATGAAAACTGGAGAAAACGTAGATGATTTATAATAAAGTAAAGTCCGCAGCTTTTGGAGAGGGCGGCAAATGGTGGAAACTATACAGGAATAATAGATGATATTATATACAGAAGCACAACTTTTAACAGCTTACACTAGATTTATAAAAGAATTAAAATCAAGTAGTGTAAGAGTAAAACAACCAACAATAGAAGAGTTTCGATTAATATACGAAACTGAAATGGAAGAACAATATTTTGACGATATGGAGACAGATTATGACCAAAACTGAAGCAGCAGCATTAAAAGAATCAGTAATACAAGTGGCAGCTGCGCTAGTAATTAATTTTCCATTGCAAACACTTATGTTATGGCTATTAGTAGAAAAATGGAATTGGACTAGTGCCTTTCTTATTTCCGTAACAACTACAGCAGTGTTTACAATAGTAGCATTAATTAGAACATATATGATACGAATGGAAATTGAAAAAAGACGCAGACGTGGCATATGGAGAAAACAGCGTGGCAGCAGATAGAATTAGTAAAGAACTGGCAGAGAATACACCTCTGCCACCTTTCACGATTGAATATCAGAAGGTAAAATTTTTATTAAATCAACCAGCAATAGTAAAAAACATAACTAAAGTTCCTTTAAATTATGAACTTATGGAAAGTGTAGAAGAATTTGGGATTATGTCACCAATTTTAACTATGCCTAGTTATTATCCGATTGCGGGCTCTCAAAGAATAAGAGCTTTATGGGAATTAGTAAGAACTCACCCTGAAGGATATACATTTAAAGACATAAAAATAGAAGTACATAAATTCGATAAAGATTGGTGGAACTTGATGTTTTTATGGAGTGATAGAAAAGAATCAGAAAGAATGGTAGCGATATGGTTTCAAATGGCAGAGTTAGTATGGAAAAGTAGATACTATGAACATACTAAAGATCCTAAAGGAACAGATATGACACATTTTGAAAAAATCGGAGATATGTTGAAATGGCAACATAAGTCTCCACAAAGAGAAAAATTAGTAGATAAGTGACAGTAGAAGAATTATTACAGGAAAGAAAGATACAGTATAAATTGTCTCCAGCAGACTGCATTGTGTCATGTCTTAATCCTGAGCATGATGATAGTAATCCTAGTATGAGGATTGATAGAGTTACTGGAGTTTTCAACTGTTTTTCTTGTGGCTTTCGGGGCAATATATTTAATCATTATAATGCACCTTCGAATCCTTTAGATATTCGTAGAGAGAAAGTTAGAAGAAAGATCGAAGAAAAAAGAGCATCTTCTGTTGGATTGAAGATGCCAAAGAACTTTATGCCGTATGTAGGCAACTGGAGAGATATAAAACCAGAGACTTATAAAAAGTTTAGTGCGTTTTTACATCCAGACAAACCATTTACAAATAGAATTAGTTTTCCAATCAAGGACTTGACAGGAAGAATAGTAGCATTTAACTGCAGAACTCAGTCCCCCACTGAAGTTCCAAAGTATTTAATCCATCCCCCTAAAGCAGTGCTACCTCTATTCCCTGCTCAAGTCCGCCCCGTCAAAGGGAGAGTTATACTTGTAGAAGGTATATTTGATGTATTAAATCTACATGATAAAGGATTGGAAAATAGTATATGTTGTTTCGGTACACGTAATATAGATGTAGAGAAACTAAAATTATTAAAAATGCAGGGGATATCTGGTATAGACTTGCTTTTTGATCCAGATCAAGCTGGACAAGAAGCGGCAGTTAAAGTACAAGAAATGTGTGATATTGCAGAGATACTACACAAAAACATAAAAATACCAATAGCATTAGGGGATGCAGGATCATTAACAAAAGAAAAAGTAAAAGATTTAAAGGAGAATTTATATGGCTAAAGTAGCCTTAATTGAGAGTAAACCTAGTAGACAGGATTATGTAAAGTTATTTAACAATGAGTTTAATTTTGATAGATTTGCACTTTGCTCAGACCCAACAATAAAAAAAG